TCCTTACCGATCAGGTATCCGCACAGCCTGGCGCAGGCATCGTTGCGCTGGCCTTCTCCTACCCCGGCCAGTAGATCGGACAGCCATTTAGAGCCGCTCCCCTCACCGTCACGTTCCGCTGGTGTGTGGGAAATAAGGAGGCCCACCAAATGGGGTGGTAGCTTTCCAGGCTCACCACGGCGTGTCCACTCGTACAGCCGTCCGGAAGAGTGGGCAGATGGCGGTGCTACAACGTACCCACCATCAGCCCGTATATCAACTCCCGGNAGCAAACCAACNCGGTTCGGAATATGATCCACGTCTTCCGGATAACGGTAATAAAGATGATAACCGCCCCGCCCCGTTTTAACGATGAAATCAGTTGGGGCCTGCTCGTAGATCCTGGCTCCGTTCTCGTTATCATCTTTGTCCGGATCTAAGTCGATGACCACAATCCCAGAAATCTTGCCGGTAACGATCCCGATGTTGGCGTTCGGGTACTGCTGCCACCACTGGTGAATCTCCTCTTCCGTAGGTTTACGGCTCTGGTACGCGGTCCACGGCACCAACGGACGCTTGCCGCCGGGGTNGATAGGGATCACAGAGAATCCGCTCCGCCACAGCTCCAATGCTGATTCCAAGAGAGTGTTCACCCTGTATATTCACCTCCATGTTGCCGCAAGGCGGCGGTAACGGTCACTCCTCAGTTGTGGTGGTTCTGCTCTCAGCTTCGTCCTCTTCCTGCAGGTCTTTAGGATCAATGAACAGTTCGTAAGATTCCACCTTGTAAAGCCGAGCGTACTTCTGGATATCCTCCGGACATAGACCCCGGCTGCCCGATTCGTGCCTGGACACGGTAGTGTGGTCAATGTCCAGAAGCTTAGCAACCTCCTGCTGAGTTAGTTTGCGGGCTTCTCGCAGCTCCCGCAGGCGATTTTTGGGAATCTTGTTCACCATAAGAATCTATCCTCCTTTACGTCGTGATGTTGTTGGTGTTTCACCACTTATATTTATTTCCAAATTTATTTTATCACAGAATATATTTGTTTGTCAAGGATTTAGTTGACGTTTCTGTTGCGCTGTGCGGGGCCATGTGCGTGTGTGCGTGCGTGCAACCCCTTATAGGGGGGTTGCACGCACACACAACGCACTCGCACCGGCTGAAGCACGCACAACACTTTTGCACATTAAAGTGCTCTTTTTCCGAAAAGGGCTCTGGGGTCATGATAATATAGTTGTGTGCAGTTATGTGCAGTCATGTGCAAAGAATGTGCACATGACCGTGTACACATGGCTGTATGTAGGGGATCTAGTTTGACAATTCCCTTTCTGGTGCCCATGGTGTGGGGCTGGGTGAGCGAATTAAAAAGTACCAACAAAAGAGGCGTATATATCTTGACAAAATTAGGCAATCTGTGTTATAATAAAATTGGAGAGGAATATCTGTGAAATGGAGCTGGCGGAGCAGCCGGTCTTCATTTTATACTATATTTTGAAAGAGCCGTCCGGGAGGTCGGCTCTTTTCATATGTATACATTGAGGTAGGTGAGGTGATGTGAAGTTAACAGAGAAGCAAAAAGCATTTTGTGATTACTACATCGAAACTTTAAATGCTACTGAGAGTTACAAAAGAGCAGGGTATAACGTCAAAACAGATGGTGCAGCTAAAGTTAGTGCTTCAAGNTTATTAACCAATGTTAACGTTAGGAAATACATTGAAGAGAGAATGAAACAAAAAGAATCCGAGCGCATTGCTTCACAAGATGAGGTTCTGGAGTTCCTCACGCGAGTTATGCGTGGGCAGGAAATAGAGGAAGTGGTTGGCTTTACCAAATATGGCGCAATAAAAGAGAAGAAAACTCCAAGTGCAAAAGATCGGGTTAAAGCGGCGGAACTTCTTGGTAAGAGATACGCGTTATTCACTGAAAAATTCAGTATTGAAGGGAACATGGGCGTTGCAATTATAGATGACGTCAAAGAAGATGATAACGATGGTGAAGGTTAGGTTAAGTGAACTAATAGCCCCATCATTTTATGAGATTCACAACGATATAAAGCACAACCGGCATACACATTATTGGCTTAAGGGTGGACGTGGTTCAACTAAATCCTCGTTTGTCAGTATTGAAATCATCCTCGGCATGATGAAGGACCCTGACGCCAACGCAGTGGTCCTGCGAAAGGTTAAAGAAACAATAAAGGACAGCGTATTTGAGCAGCTAGTTTGGGCAATAGAAAAATTAAAGGTAGCAGAGTATTGGGATATTAAGTATAATCCGATGGAAATTACCTATATCCCGACAGGTCAAAAGATATTGTTCAGGGGAGCGGACAAACCAAGGAAAATCAAATCAATCAAAGTTAGCCGGGGCTATGTGAAGTTCATTTGGTATGAAGAAGTTGACGAGTTTAATGGNATGGAAGAAATCCGAATCATCAATCAGTCCTTAATGCGTGGCGGGGAACTGTTTGTCGTTTTTTACACTTTCAATCCTCCAAACAGTACAAAAAGCTGGGCAAATGAAGAAGTATTAATAGAACAGCCNAATAAAAAAGTACATCATAGCACTTATTTAACTGTTCCTCGTGAGTGGCTAGGGGAACAGTTTTTTATTGAGGCAGAACATCTTAAGAAAGTTAATGAGAGAGCATATAGGCATGAATATTTAGGCGAAGTAACTGGGACCGGAGGCGAGGTCTTTAATAATATCACTATCCGTAAAATAACAGATAAAGAAATAGAAGCATTTGACCGAATTAGGAGAGGAATTGACTGGGGATATGCTGTAGACCCGTTCGTGTATATCAAGTGCCACTATGATAAGACGAGAAGAAGGCTTTACATCTTTTATGAGATATACAAAGTTGGTTTGAGCAATAGGAAAGCAGCACAAGAGATTAAGGAAAAGGACCCAGACCATAAAATAATTATAGCTGACAGTGCAGAACCAAAATCAATAGCGGAGTTAAAAAGCTATGGTATACGTATCAGAGGAGCAAAGAAAGGTCCTGATAGCGTAGACTACGGCATTAAATTCCTGCAAGACCTTGAGGAAATCATTATTGATATTGAAAGGTGTCCAAATACAGCAAGGGAATTTTTAAATTATGGACTGATCAAAGATGCCAACGGAAACTTTAAGGCAGAATTCCCTGATAAGGACAACCACACAATAGACGCTGTGAGATATGCACTAGAAGATGACATGAGGGCTGGAACAGGATTATCTATCCTGAAATAAGTGAGGTGAAAAGATGGTTTTCGATAATAGTGTTAACATGCTGACCAAAGAAGAATTGATAAAGGCTTTTATAGATGAGTTCAATATATCACCACAGCGGCAGCTTATGTTGGCAGGTGAAAGGTACTATCGGGCAGAGAACGACGTCCTGAATCGGAAAATGCTCCGCTATGAAGACGGGCGATGGGTGGAGGACGAAACCAAGGCAAACAACCGTCTGGCCCACGGCTTTATGCGAAACCTTGTAGACGACAAAGTAAACTACCTGCTGCTTAAACCTCTCTCAATGCTTTGTGAGGATGAAAAATACCTCACGGCAGTAAAGGATACTTTGGGTAAAAGATTTCAGAAACGACTTGCCCAGCTGGGATATGAGGCCAGCAATAAGGGAATTGCATGGCTGCACCCTTATATCAACTCTGCCGGCGAATTTAAAACCATGCGTATTCCGTCAGAGCAGTGCATACCGATTTGGACAGACAATGACCATGAGGAACTTGAGGCATTTATCCGGTATTACGATGTTGAAACCTACGAAGGCAAAGAAAAGCGGATAGTCACAAAAATTGAGTACCACACGGCTGACGGGGTTGAGTATTACGAAAAGACACCCGACGGGGAAGTGATACTGGATGCCGAAAAGTACCTGGACGTAGAAGGAGATGGGATACTGCTCCCTCACTTCACCGTAGACGGTGAACCTGGTACGTGGGGCAGAGTGCCTTTTATCCCTTTCAAGAACAACGACATGGAGTTGCCGGATCTGCAGTTTGTGAAGACTCTAATTGACGACTATGACCGGACCAGATCCGATATTTCCAACTTGCTGGAAGAAGTAAAAAGCGTAATATACGCGCTTCGGGGCTATGGCGGGGAAAACCTAGGCGAGTTTATGCGTGATTTGGCACACTACCGCGCCATTAAGCTGGATGCCGATGAACATGCCGGCATAGATCTGCTGCAGGCCAAAATTGATATTGATGCTGCTCAAAAGCACTGGGAAGCATTGAAAAAAGACATCTTCGACTTTGGCCAGGGTGTAGATGAGGATAAGGACAAGATTGGCAATGCTCCTTCCGGTATAGCTTTGCGGTTTCTTTATGCCGGCCTGGACTTGAAGTGCAATGTACTTGAGGAATGGTTCAAGTGGGGCTTTGAGCAGCTATTGTACTTTGTAAATAAATATCATGAGCTGACCGGTCAGCCTGTATCGGACAAGGAAATCACTATCGTCTTTAACAGGGATATCGCAATCAACGAAACACAGGCCATAGAGGACTGTCAGAAGAGCAAGGGCATAATTTCAGACAGGACAATTGTAGCTAATCATCCCTGGGTAACAGATGTTGATGAAGAGATGGCTCAGATTGAGAAAGAATACCAAACACCAGGGCCCCCTATGCTCAATGAAGAGAGTGATGAATGATGCCAAAATCATATTGGGAGAAAAGGCAGGAGTTAACTCATCTGGCCGGAGAAAAGAAAGTCAACGCCTATTACAAAGAACTCCAGAAAGCATTTGAGCAATCTAAAAAGGAAATCCAAAGTGTTATAAATGATTTTTACATGCGGTACGCAAAAGAGAACAAGGTTTCCTTTGCCGAAGCTCAAAAACTACTCGATAAGGCAGAAATAGGCGAGCTGCAGGACTTTATTGACCTGGTAAACGAAAGCATGGGCAAGTACAATCAAAAGCTTAACAATATGTCTATCAAGGCCAGAATTACCCGGTATCAGGCCTTAGAAAAGCAGATTGATGCAATCCTTCAGCGGCTGTATGCTATTGAGTACGAGATGAAGGGTGAGGAACTCCTGAAGGAAGTTTACTCGGACAGCTATTACAGGACCTGGTTCAACATAGACCAGTATCACGGTTTTCATCAGGAGTTTGCACAGGTAAATCCTCGAACGGTTGAAGAGTTGATAAAATATCCTTTTAATGGTGCGGATTTCTCCAGCCGGATATGGAAACAGAAGGATCACATGCTCCAGGCATTGACCGAAGATATCACTACCATGCTGGTACAGGGTAAGAACCCGCAAACATTGGCTAAAGATTTTGCAAGAAGGTTCAAAACCAAAGAATATGAAGCCTACAGGCTACTNCACACAGAGAGCAGTTTTATTATCGAACAGGGAACCTTGGCAGCCTATAAAGAAGATGGGGTGGAGAAATATCAGATTCTGGCTACTCTGGATCACAAAACATCAGAGATATGCCGGGAGCAGGATGGGAAGGTATATGATGTAGACAAGGCGACAGTAGGGGTGAACTACCCGCCTTTCCATCCGTTCTGCAGGACAACAACGACACCGTACTATGAGGATGATGACAAAGAAGTTGGTACTAGAGTTGCCAGGGATCCTAAAACAGGAAAGAGTTATGAAGTGCCGGCAGATATGAATTATAAACAGTGGTATGATTTATATATTGCAAATAGGTAGTCAGGTGCTTTTACCCGGAAAGTGAGGTTGGATCATGAAAATCCTAAAAAAAATTTTAAAACTGTCTTGGGTAGATGATTTTAACCTTTTTACGATAGGTTTTGTATCGGCTGCCGTAGTAAATGCATTTATGAGGAAACAAATCATTGATTTATGTATATTAGTACCACTTTTGGTGCTGACAATTTATATTAGGAAAGTGGGGGTAAAAAAATGGGCAAAAAGTTAATACTTAAAGACGACTTTGTTATACCAAAGGGAACAGAGTTTGAACTAATTCCAAGCAATACAGTCAGAACTTATGTCGAAGGGAATTATGAGGCTATTATTGCAACGAGTAAAGATACTGCAATGAGTATAGTAATAAGCGAAGATGAAATAGGATGTAGTGGGTTATTTGAGATATCTGAATAGGATATCTTTTATACCGCCTCTTTGGTATTTCGGGCGTTAACTGCAAAGACATCACCGGACGCGACCGGGGAAAAAGCGAAGATGAATGGAGGAAGATGAGATGAAAAAAGAGCAACTTTTAGAACTTGGTTTAACCGAGGAACAGGCGGATAAAGTGCTCAATTT